GCTAAACCTATATTACCCATACCAATAGCAAAACTACTTATATCGAAAGAATTAGCAGGATCTAACATTGCTTTTGCTAGCAGTTCCCTACCTGCAGAAGTAACTATACATATACTCGATTGACTCATTTTAATCTCCTATTCTACTATAGTAGAAATTTAGTACTGAATACAGAATAAATAGACGTTTAATGTGAATTACTGATTCATCTTTAAACTACAAGCAATTTCATTTGAATCAGTATGCAAACCTTGATCCGAATACAGCCCTTCAGATGTTCTAGGATAACCAACATTAGAAAACATGTTGTTGGTATAATTTCTAAAAATTTTACAATAATAGGGGACAGTATCTGTAAGCAGACCTTGATCCGTAGCTATAATCTCTGGAGCAACAATTACAGGAGGTAAATCTTGATCTGTAGTTAAAGCTGGTGTATAGCTCAAGGATACTTGCATGGCTGTATACATCGAAGCAGTTAAATCTAAGTATACTAAAAATTGAACAAAAAATGAGTACACTCTTAATGTAGCATATGAAGGTTTGTGTTTTAGAATTTCTTGTAGTAAATAATTAACCATTACAGAGTTTACTGGTTCTCCTGTAGATGTTATAAATTCAACTCCAAATTGAGGAGACTGAACTCCACCAGATTCAAAAGCACAACTATCAAAAATTATATTAGAAAGAGTTTCACTTGCATCATGTGTATTTAAAACCAAAGATAAAGATTTAATGGAAGCTATTTCAGAAAAGGAGCCCATTGATGCACTGGGTAATTTATATAAGTTGAAGCGAAGTTTTTGCCAACCTATATGTAAAGGGTCATTGTTCTCATCAAGTAGGATAGTCCATTCATCCCAGTTATCATCTGTTAAATAAAGATCATTTGAAATTCTAGCCGTTGCTGAAACCACATTAGTTATGTCTTCTATATAAACATTGAAAGTAAGTCTCATCCTTGAAATTACTGAATCTTTAATTATACCCCCAGCAGGTATATTTAAATACATACCTCCATAAGCTCTAGTAGTGTCTTTGTTGAACAATAAACCATTATCTCCAGTTTGAGATTTTGGTATAATTTCTATATAGTCTGAAGTATCACTGGTTGGTAAATCTAAAAACAATACAGTTACATTTATCTCATTACCTATGGGGTCTTCTAACGCATAAGAACCTGATAGTATATCGGTAACCTCTAAGGAATCAGCAGCATCATCCCAATACAAATCATCCCAAATAGTGAGAGCTTTAATAGAATTACCGAAACCATCAGACAAAGTGTACTCAGAATCAGTGTCTATTACTACAACAGATCCTCCTCCCCATGAAAGAGTACCTGCTGTAACTGTTACACTAAGCTCTGTTTTGTCTTGTGTTGGTAAGCTCCCCTCAGTTACATTAGCTATCACGCTTTCACCTGCTGAAGAAGTGAGAGTAAATTTCCCTCCCCCATCAACAATAATCGGAGCTCCACCACCCCAAGAAAGAGTTTTAGTTAAACCACCATTATAAATGTATACTAAATCCTCTGTTTGATTCCTGGAGGGTCTTTCTATAGCTACACCTGTAATGTCTATTAAAAAATCAGATGTAGGCGCTGTCCAAGCTAAATCATACACACCTGTGCTCCCAACAGGATTACGTACAATAACACCTGCAACTGTTGTGGGTTGTTGTACCCCCACCACATTAACCTCAGCACCACCACCAAAAGAAAAAGTTCCTCTAAGATAATCATAGTCTAACATGTAAGTGCTGGCCACACCAGTAAAATTGGATAAAGTTGTACCTGATATGTTATTTAAACCTTTAACCATATCTACAGAAAGTGCAATAATTGGAGCTCCTAAAGGAGTCCAATGACTAGGATCTTCCATTAGGCCATCAGGCTCCCAGCCAGATGCATCCTTAAAATAAAAGTTAGGATCTTCTGGATCAATTTTGTATTCTGTTATATCTGCTATATACCCTAAAGATTTCATAAGAATATCTAAGGACTTAGTTGTGCCTTTAATTTTGTACCACTCTATAGCTCGAGATATATTGGCCCTCATTTGGCTCTCATTGAAATTTTTATTAAACTGTATGTCAAACAAAGAAGACATAGCATCTAAAACCTCAGATGGCATAATTGCAGGATCCATAAACGTTTCCATATTTTTTATTTTTTCTAAAAAATAATTTAACATGTCTATAAAAATGGAGAAAAAATCTTGCAGATCGCCTTCAACATCCAGCTCTCTTACAATAGGAGGCATCATATCCATTAATGTGTCTGGTGTAATACTAGTCATTATTTAACCAACTTTTCAATTTATATTTTAGCTTGTATTTTAAAAACTCATACCAATATGGGGAAGAAATAACTATAAAAGCACTAAAAGATGCATTTATAAAACTCCTATCTACTAACAATCCCACATAGCAGCCAACAAACACAGGTGCTAATATCCCGAGTTTGATCTCATGCTTCATTTTACGTGGTAACAATAAAAAAGCCTCACCTTTAAACATTTGATGTACTATCGCGCCAACAAAACCCCCAACTGCCCCTGCTAAAACTATAGATAAGATGTACCCCATAGTAACATCTTCATAAGTTGGTAAGTTTTCGAATATTTTAATCAAAAATTCATACATGTTTATAATGTATTATTTTGTATAATACCAACCACAATATTATTACTTATGTTTACAGTAGTATTATTAACAGAAATGTCCGCAGTAGGCTTGTTAACAATTACATTGTACACACCATCAATGTTCATTACTACGGACACTAGTTCCGAGATGTAGAAAGTGTTTCCAAAAGCCAAGCTCTTAACATATGTCGTTATAGCTGCTGTGACCTCAGAAGCTACTGTAATGCTATTATATCCCTTATGTAATTCACAATCTATGTCTACCTCAAAATCATTCAAAGAGCCATCTAAAATATTCGTATGTTGACACAAAGAGTTTTGTACATTAATATCATCGTACAGAGAGTCTTTTAAATCTTGAGTACACAGAGCATAGTTTCCAGAAATATCTGTAGTTAGAACTCTTATATCTAGTTCACAAGAATATACATCTGAAGATTTCCAAATTGCTTTGGACAAAGCTATGGAGCCAACACCTGCTTTTGTGTAAGAATTGCAGTAAGTATCATAGTCTTCTATAGTTACTAAACGATCACCACGCTTTACTGATTTAGGAGCATAATATTTAGCATGTTCTATAGTTTCCTTATTAGAACCCCCACTTGAAGACGCATCATTGTTTGATGTAAATTCTATAGTCTGTCCACTTATTATCAATATGTCTTCAATCTCAGTAATAGCATGTGCACCAACTTTACCATCAACACCTTTGCCAGTCCAGTATACAACCAAAATAGAAGCTCCATTAGGAGGTATTAAACCATTAGTACCATCGCCAAAAGAAATTGTCGTGGATATTTCACTAGATGTGTCTATTAGATAAGACTGCTGTGTACCATATAGTGTGTTGTATTCTTCCATCCACTCGACACCATTGATAAAAACTTTAACAAAGGTATCTTGTCCTGGTGGTTGTTGAACTTCTGAAGATAATGAAATAATTTGTTCAGAAGATCCATCAGAAACATAGTTAAATTCATTACGTATACCTTCAACCATCAAAGCGTTTCCTGTTAAAGATCCTGAAGGTATTACTAGTTCTTCAGCTACAGAATAAGTAATCTTACTTTTAGGATCACTAGTTGATATTTTAAACCCAATGGGTACTACCACATCAAAAGGTTGTGACTCATTCAATGTAAGTACAGCAGTTACCGAAGCTCCTTGACCAGGATACATGTGATAGTCAACCACATTACAAATATTGTGCACAGATTTTCTAAGTCTAGCAGTAGGCAAATAACTTTCATTAGCCATTCTGTCTAGATAAAAAGCCATTTGATCAGACATGCCTACAAACAATTCTAACAAAGTTATACCTAAATCTGCTTCATTAAAATCTGTCCATTTAGATGTTATAGCTGGTATCTTTGCAAGTAACTCCTGCTTCATTCCTTGGTAATCTCTATTTGAATAATTTAATTGAGCTAAGTTCTCTGACATAGTTTTTCTCCTTTAGTCTGTTGACGGTTTATAAAATGGGAACACTAAGTTATCTTCTGAATTGCTGTAATTAATAACATACTTCACAACAACAGGTACAAAATTCTCTTGCTTGTCTGTAAAATTAATTAACACATCTCGTATAGTTATTGTAGGTACCCATGCTGTTAAAGATTTAATAATCGTGTTTTTAATTGCTTGAAATGTTAACATGTCTTCAGGCTCAAACATATATTTTCTCAAAGGACAACCAAAATCTGGTTCCATGTACCTAGTGCCAGGATCTGTAGATAAAACACTAATTATATTAAGTTTTATTTTGTCCTCATGGGATACTCCAGAAACACTTCCACTAGAAGTAAATCTGAATGGGAAATCCCAGCCTTCTCCTAAATACCTTTTATCTAAAACAATTTTATCTGTCATTTTATAAACTCCTAAATAATACCTATGGGAACTCCACTTGCGCAGGTACTTTGTCCTAAGGACATTACATGAGATATAATATCTCCTACTAATATGTTTAAAGGCTCATCAACTGGTAGCTCACCACCTGCATTTAGATAGGCACTTTTAGTTGCATTGAAAGCATCTGCAGGAACCAATCCCACTATAGTACCCATGGTGGCAGGAGCTGGTGGACATACTAAAGAAGCATTAGCCATTATGTAGTCTACACAACCACCCATAATTATTTTAAAATCTTCTCCTACTGTAGGACCAGCCATAGAAATAGCAGCACCCTCACCAGTCAATCCTTCCAATTTGCCAGTGCCTACATTATAAATAGCTGTTGACAGATAAGCAGTTAAACCACCCATATCTGTTACTGCTGCAGGATTTGTTGATACTACACCATAATAAGCTGAAAAATCAGCTAATAGCACAGCACCTAGAACAGCGCTATTCATAGTCATAAACTCACACCAATTTCACCTTTTCACTTAGCGTGGTGGGCGGCATAGGTACTGTAGGCGGAGCTGTCGGGAATCCTAGATTACCTACATGTGTATGGCTATCTAAATAAGTTTTCAATAGATCTCCCAACACTGCTTTCTGAGATTCACCCTGAATTTTAACTACTCCAGAATTTCCGTCAATCTCTACAAAGTTGCCACCTATTTCAATCTTTACGCTTTTATTTTTGGAATCAAAATGAATTATACAATCATCTTTTTCCATTTTTATTTCATCTTCATTTAATAAAAAAGAAAAACCACCTGTTTTATAAATATTTAAATCATTTTCATTAACATAAAATGTAAATTCGTTAATCTTAATTGATTTAGTACTTACATAGTCATTATAAGATTCTTCAGGAATATCTGCTTTGTCTGAATATTTAGTTTTAACTCCCAGAACTACTGGAGTATCTATAAATCCTGATTCAAATGCAACATAAACTAAAGTATTTATTTCATAGGGTTTACTTTGTTTACTCCAAGCATTCACAACTGTAGCCCATGGTAAATTTTCATCAGGGATACCCGTAGCTTGCTTAGTGATGTTACTTAGCTTCGCATTTGTACCATGTATATTTGGTATCCGTATTTGTAATCTATTAGATTTATCTGGATCTTGATTATCAACCACAATACCTGAATATAATCCATAAAACATTTATTTAGACTCCCCATATGGTTTTTGTAACTTATCATTAAAAGATTCAACATCACCAAAGTGTGCGCCCATTGAAGTTAATCTCAACTTCGATGTATACTCGCCTGCAGTTAAAACATGGCTGACTGCAATAGCTGTATAAAAATTTGATACTGGTAATAATTCTTTTGTAACAGGATCAATCACCCTTATGAAAATAGTTGTTGGTACATGTACATTGTAATCCCCGATTACTTCCAGATCAGCTTGTAAAATTCCTCTAAACATCCTAGCTTTCATAACTTTCAAAGCATTTTCATCTAAAGCAGGAGATGAACTAATGGTAGTTAAAGTTATAATATTTTCTGGAGCTTTGTTAGGATCATCAGGAACAATAGTTTTATTGGTATCCGTATTTTTTATTGTCTGCTCACCAGTAGCAATCTGTTGTATTACAACTTCTCCTGAATCCGACATAGTTATTTGAGAGCTAGTCACAGCACCCATAGACTGAGGATCTACTGAACTATAAGGTTGATATCTGGGGGAGTAGCTAATAGCTGGATTCTCAACTTTAATAGAGCCCTCAATAAACTGTTTAGGATTTATGGCTTTGTTGGTTCTAAACATAGTGTAAATTCTGGATGGGTACTTAGTCTTTAATTCAATTGGCTTAAACACTAAAGTTTTGTGAACTTCTTTAGTTTTCTCATCAAACTCTTCATCTAAAAAGCATACATAAGCATCATCAATAGATTCTGCCACAGCAAATCTAGTTAAATAATTTAAAAACTGCATATCTGATAAATTTCTTTGAGTTATACCTTTGTTCTTACCATTGTTTTTTGTTTTGTGTTCATTATTATCAATTATTTTAGTAACTAGTATATCAGATGCCCAATCATTTCGATCTGCTATCTTTTTAGCAATATCTGATATTCTTTTTTCAGTGTGTACTTCTAAACGAGGATGACTATTGTATTTTATGCCTACACCAGAAACACTAATAGTGTGTTCAATGCCATCGCCAGACATATTTATCTCCCAAGAAAAAATATTTCCATATTTAGGTTTAGACATTAATTCCTTACCTGTAGAAGTTAACCAACCAAACCTGTAGACTACTCCAGTTGTTTGCTGTAGTAACATTCGGAACTTAGAAAACTCTCTATCAAAAAATTTAAATGTTGCTTGATTAGCAACCTCAGCTATGTTTCCTGTTATCTCTGCGGAAATAAAGTTCTCTCCAGACAATCTAGTATACTGCATAGATTTTGTTGTTCTGGATGTTTTTGTTGAAAATTTCTTCCCAGTCTTTTTCTGATCTTCGGCACTTTTAACAACTTTGTACTCAGTGGTGGCTACCACAGGGCTGTGTAAAATAGAAATATCTACAAAAGGTTTTAAATTCTGCAAGTCAGTCTCAGTTACATCCATTAAATGTCTACCAACCTTTCATAAACAGGATATTTAATTATAGTTCCTACACCCAGCTTTTCAAAAGGATCAAACTTAGCATTTAAATCCATTAAAATCCACCAGTACTTATTTGTACCATATAATGTTAAAGATATAAGATCCCAACGACCATCTTCAGCTGAAGTTACAACAAAAGTTTTATCTGTAGGATCTGAAGAAAATATGGGCACAGTTCTACCATCTAAAAAATTTATATCTTCGTATATATACATATCACCATACTGGTATCTTGAATCATATTCTAAGGTGTAAGCAGAATTTTTTCTAAGCTCAAAAGTATTTGGTATAGAATTATCAACTAAAGGTACTACGCTATAAGCATAACCATAGTTTAATAAAGAAGCATATTTAAATTTATCTACAGCTATTAAAATAATTTTTAAAACTAAAGATTTATATATATTTGTATCTAGCTTATTTAGATTTTCTTGTAATTCAGTAACAGAATTGTAGTCTTCAGCATTGACCACAGGACTCCAAATTTCAGAAACAGTGTTGTAAAAGTGAAAAGATGTACCACCATTAGCTGAAATTTGATAACCTATTTTACCTGGATTTTTAAATATTTCATAACTTTGGTTTTTAACGAAAATATCAGCATTTAGATCTAATTTGTTAGTGGAGCCTGTAAAATAAGCATATGTGTATTGGTTAGTGTCAACATTTAAAACTCTTGCTCCAGTGTATGTTGAATCAAAATTTGCATCATTATCTATTAATTTATTTTCTGCTAATGCATCTGTAACTCCAGATTCAAAAAATGCACTAACTCTTTCATGCGCAGAAAAATTAAGCCAAGCTGTTAAATTACCTGGAGTAAACGCTTGACTAACCACAGCATATGGAGATTCAGTACTGGTTTTAGTATTAAATAAATCTTTAACTGTTCTACGATACTTGGATAGTCTAAGCTCGTCTAACCCTCCTTTGAAAAAATAAGAAGTGGCATTATAACTACCTATGTAATAATCTTTTGTGGAGTTCTTAAAAGAACTTAAATCAAAATAGGCATTTATAGTTACTAATTCTGATACCGTGTTTTTTGGTAATGAATTTGAAATTACTTTTATCTGTATACCGCCACCAGCTAATGAAGGTATTTCATAATATCCATCTACGCTTATATTGATTGTGGATCCACCATCAAACTGGATTGTTTGACCAGTATGATCGTATGCTAAGCTTTTGGATCCTAAGTACGTGTGAGTAGTACCCAATATCTCTACACCAGAAATATTGATGGGTTGAGTAACTTCACCAAATCTAACATCAGTTAGTAATTCAGCATTTAAATAAAATTCTATCTCTGATGTAGATGCATCAAACATAATAGTCCATCTATAATAGTTATTTAATTTAACTCTCTTAGAAGCAGGTATATTTATATAGGCATATTCATAAGAGTTTTGTTTATACAGATATAGTCTAGATGCATTTCCATTTAAATAGACAGCAAAGCCTTCTTTATTAACATAGTCTATATTTTCTATTATACATCCTAAAGAAGCTATATCACGATAAGTATCTAGGTTGGTAGCAAAATCCACTGTGAACGGAGAATCGTCAAGTATGTCAAATGTTTCATATTTTAAATATACATAATTAGATACACCATTAAAATAAAAAGCATATGAATTGAATAATCCTGCATAGTGTGTAGTTGTACCTGATCTAAATGTTTTAGTTACATCCCCTTGAGATGATTTAGAGTCTACTGTTATGTTGTATGTGTTTGCTGAGGGTAATATAGAAACAGAATTTGGTTTTACAATTACTCTTGAATCACCAGTCTGTAGTATTTCTTCATCTATATCAGCATACAATTCATATTCAAGATCTGTCCCTATTTTTGTTTTAGATCCTGATGGACTAAAGTTAGAAGTTAATGTGTAGGAACTATCTAACAAATAGTTTCTATGGATAGTTATCCAAGAAATTTCTGCATGCAATGTATCTGCACCAGCAAGATTACTACCTAAAACAAAAAAACCAGAGTTGTCTACTGTACGTTTGCAATTAGTTATGGCTGTGATTTCTTCTGAGCCATCTACAGATACATACAACTTATCTTCATCTAAATCAAATTTAAATATTAGTGTGTATGAGGTTGATGCTGCTAAGCTAGTAGAATGCACAACGCCATCAAAAATTAAATCAGTATTAAAATTGTAAAATTTAATTCTTATTTCTCCACTGTCATTTATATAAGCAGTTATGCGATTAGCTTCATTGAGTGATTGACTTGCTTGCAAAGTAAATAAAGTATATTCATTACCCATTGCAGGTAAAGATAATGGTTTAAAGTCTAGAGCTATACTTCCCAATTGAGTAAAATTAGCATTTTTATTTATTTCATAGTTAACAAAACCATGAGTTAATGTAAGCTTACCCGAGCTTGCTACAGCACTGCTGGATCCTGTATTGGCTGTTGCACCTAAAGCATAATCAGCATCTAGGGATGCTGAACCATATGTGGCTCTGAAAGATTCCCCATTACACGAATTTTTTCCAAATATTAAAAAGCCATTAACTGAATCGCCAGATTGTATTAAATTGTAAGTATCATTAGCTAGTTTTGGATCTAATAGCACAACATCTAGATTACCATCTGTTATGTCTTCTGGGGAACACCATTTAGCTGAATTCTGTATTAAATAATCATACACAACAACAGCGTCTATTTGATTATCATTTGGTAGAGCAGACAGATCAACATATACTTCAACACTAGAATCTTTAGATATAGTATATAAGCTATAAATGCCATCTCCTGTAATTTGAACTGGATCTCCTGAGCCCCATTTTAAAAAATGGTCTGATCCTGAATATAAATGTGTTAAATTATAAGTTCCTATTGTACCTGCAGCTGAGTTTATAGTTACGCCTGTTACATTATTTGTATCTCTTAAATAGTCTGTTGGGTTATCATCATTCATGTGCAATAAGATTAAAGTGGAATTATCTGAATAATATTCTCCAAGATCTTTTAATCTTAGTTCATTATTAGATATCTCTAAAATAGACTCATCGCTAAGGTTATAATTAGTTTTGTTTTTAAAATAAAATGATTTGTTAGATTCCACTAATATTTCCTACCTTTTTGTTAATTATCCTGCTTAGAACAGGACCTATACTATTTAAATTTATTAATCTTAAGAGCGTAAGCTGACTATAATCGATCTTGTAGACAGCAAAGTATTCTCTGTTAAACAGCTATCCTAACATTCCTAAAAAATTTGGCACATTACCAGCTGTAATTGTATTAAAATTGATCTGCTTCTCATAAGCCACTTTCATATCATCACCCTGCATAACTTCTTTCTGACTATATGCAGATCTATAGTTTGTATTTTGAATCATATTAATATCAACCTGAGCATAAATTGGTTTTAAATCAGATAACTCAGATGTAGTAGAATAAGTAACAGAAACATCAGTTACAAAAACTTTTACAGATAAAAAATCTCCAAAGATAAAAGTAGGTGAAGGAGGAGGATAGGCTATGCCATCTTTTACCATAGGGTATGCTAAAGATTTCAACCATCGAACAGGCTTCATTACCTCGTCATCTATAGGACCTGATTTTGTTAAAAAATCTAAACTAGGATGGGACATAAAACTATTAACTGTAGTTGCACTTATGTTTCCTTCTGCAATAAAATAACAAGAAAAACTATAGTTTACGGCACCACCTGAAGAATACGCATGTAAAGGTGAAGACCTACCTGTTATCTGTATAGGATTATATTTAGCAGAAACTTTCTCAGAACGCTCCATAGAAAAATATTTTATATCTATACGATTACCCAACACACCACCATCCCAGAGTTTTTCATCTACAATAAATCCTGCATTTTGTCTAGTAATCCCTAGAGAGGCCGTAAGAGTATCTAGCAATCCTCCCACTATAGGATTTCCAAATATTTTTGGTTCAGATAGTGATGGTAATTGTATTGGTGCTGGCATATTTTATTCCTTATCTAATTTTTAACTACTGCTGGCTTTTCTAAATTTCTATTCAGTCTATCCATGCTCGCATTCAGTTTAACTAATTGACCAACGCTAGCTTCACCAGAAGATCCAGAGTCCACAGTAATAGGTGCTGTGGTGGTTGAAGTAGGTGTATCATAAGTTTCTGGTGATTTAGCCCCCATTCTCTTCTGTGCATTGTAGCCATATCCTTGCTCTGGATGTGTCTTCATGTAATCACCAACAACTATATTTTGTGCTATGGCTTTCTTTTCAGATTTCTCCTTCTCTTTTTTATCCTCTTTGTCTTTATCTTTGCGCATCCATTTAGGTAATAGTTTACCAAGAGCACCCATTAAAAATGTACCAATACCTACTATTAATGCAGGAATCCAACCACCTGCCAAAAAGGCCAATACACCTCCAATTAAAGACACTATGGTTAAACCCACCCAAAAGAATTTTGCAATAGCTGTGAAGAACTTTGCTATGTTGTTAAGAACACCCAATAGCTTAGTTAATGCAGTCATCATAGAACCACCTAAAGATTCGTTTAATACTTTTAAATTAGATTTAAGAGAATCTAATAGACCGTATCTGGAATCTTCCCATTGTTTTAGCCTAGCTTCTCTTTTAGCCTTTTTATCAGATTCTGATTTACTGAAGGCTAATGCTGTGTTCAAATCTGCGTCATTCATTTTAGCTAGGAAATCTTCAGATACCCCAAAAGATTCAGCAACAGCTCTTTTACTGACTTTCATTCTAGCTTGAGTTTCTGAAGAGTGTATAGCCTCCCACATGCCTGTCATAATTTCTTTAGAATGTTCTGCTGGGTTACCAAATGCTTCATTCCAATTAACTTTAGTTTTAGAAAATGCCATAATAGAAGATCGCATTTTATTACCAGTTTCTGAAGTTACCTCACCGATCTCCACCAACATACCTGCAGTTTCTTGAGCGCTAATACCTATAGCGTTCATCGCACCCACAGTATCTAAAAATTTGGGTATTGCAGATTTCTTTGCTTGAGCAGACAATCCTGATAAAGTTATTGATACTGTTTGTAAAGAAGATACCATCTCCCCAGAAGAAATATTATATCTTCGAGAAACATCACCCATGGTAGCACTCAAAGATGCTCCTGCAGCTTCATGAGATTTCCAAACATGTTGAAGATCTACATAAGTGTGTAACAAACCTGCAGCCTCGTCTGCTGCTAAGTTAGTATCCCAAGCAAGCTTAGTTGCGCCAATTGCTGCATCTCTCATAGCTTTATTTGATTTAGTACCCCACCTGTTTACAGATTCTATAACACCATCCACAAGGCCATCACCATTATAGCTGGACAGTATGCCTCTTACCTTTTTCATATTACCATCTGTATCTTTAACAGAAGAATCTGCTAATAAACCAGACCTAACTTTAGATATTCTGTTAAATTTGTCCCCTGTTATGTCTATGGTTTTACCCATATCGAATATAGATTTTCCTGCATCCCAAGCAGCTTTCATAATAGTTGTAAAGAAAGCGATGAGAGGAGCAAATTTACCTAAGAGCTTTTTAAGGGAACCTCCTAGTTTACTTAAAGATGCACCCATGCCTTTTAATCCACCACCAAGAGCACTAGAAAAACCTTTGCTTTTATTCTTTACTTTATCTAAAGATTTTCCTGCAGCATCTAGTGCTTCCACTACATTTTTAATAGCTTTTTTAGATGTTTTGGCGTCTATTTGAAGATCAAATAAAAACTGTACTACGCCAGCTGTGCTAGTTGAACTAGACATTGTAGATGCTCCTTATGTGTATTTGTTTATTAGATTGTTTGAAGAGTTTAAGAATTAATTAGGCTTTGCATCTGATCGAACCTCATCATATTCTTTCTTCTCTGTCTCAGCTTGGTTTTTAGCTATATAAAAAAATGAAGCAAAATCAAACAAAGTCATATCAAGAATAGATGCATAATCAAATTTAGCATATTTTATTAAAAAGTATACAGCATAAAATAATTCGGTTTCTAAGCTTTGTGTGGTTTCCAAATGTGCATCACTTTCAAAACTAAGTGCCCATAGTATCATTAGAGCTAGTATATGGCTGGTCTAAAAAATTCTACAGAAAATGGCATAGAGTAAAACATCTCTGATTCACAGGATGGGCATGTATGCATAAGATTAACATCTAAACCAAATTCCATTTTCTTTAACTGTTGCTGAATGCTCTCATAATCTCTTTGACACATATTATCTATAAATTCTAATTTACTATGCAGGTCATCTTCTAGACCCTCTACAGATTCTATTTGCATAGCTAGCGTGTAAGAAATTAAAACCTCTTCTCCAACTTTCTTACCCTGCTTATTAGCTTTAAGCTTTTCAGATTGTAAATAATTTGTACTTGAAGCCTCATCTCCAACGGTCATTTGCTTTAAAGTAAGTTCTCTACCAGAAATTGGTAGTTTTAGTTTTCTAGTTAATTGATCTGAACTCATACAAGTGGATGTTAATCCTGACAAGTCTATTGTATTTGTAAGCTCTCTACCACAATTATCACAAGTGGTCTTATATGTATAATCTGCACCCAAAGATAGTATTCTACTCTGAACGATTATATAGAATTTATCAATTATCAATAAGTCTGTTACAGGGATTGGTAAATCTAAAACAATTCTGGAGATTATTTGGTTTAATCTCTGATTTTGTGGAACTGCTGTGCTGAATAAAAGTTTATTGTCTGAAACTTTCATCATTCTAATTGTCAATTTACCATCAGGGACTGCCCCTTCATAAGGCAATCCCTTAGATGGTAATGCTATATCTTTTGTAATTAAATCTAGTTTAGCTTTATCTATTTTGTCTAAAGATTGAACCACAGAAGGCTGCTCTCCTTCTGTATTAATGATATTATTCATCTCTTTAGCCTTTGCTAAAGCTTCAACTGCTTTATTTTCTGTCATATTTCAAGTCCTCCAAATTTTATTTTAAATTATAAACAAACTTTTCAATTAAATCAAATGTGTACTACTATTATTCCTTACAAAATAAATAGATCTTATATGGAAATTCCATCAAGCGAAATCCCACCACCAGCACCAAATGCAGCACCACCGATATCTTCGCTACCACCACTACCAGTTAAAGGTATAGCTTTGTCGTAAGATAGAACCATCTCTATCTCAATTCCATCATTTTCTGAATAAGATATTTCTCCACCTGTAGAAACTTTTTTAGGAAAAGCTCCTAACAATTTCCAAAGGCGAGTATTGGAACCATCTGGACCATATAACACAACATAAGCATCTCTCTTGTAATCTTTAGCTAAACCAACAACACCGTTCTCAGGATTGTAAACTTGGAAGCTCCAAGATAGTACTGCGTTTCTTACATTCTGATCAACATAGTCTTTTAATTTAATTGTACCTTCACTTACAGTTTTAGGTTTCCCAGCAAATGCTACTTGTTCATTTTGGAAATCAACTGAAAATGTTTCAGTTTCATACTCTGGTAAAAAAGCTCCAGATAATGCAAGTTTAATTAACTGTTTACCACCAGCATAAGGAACATCTACTTCAAAAGTAAATGAATTCTTACGTTGTGGTTCAAAATTTCCTTTATGTTGTCCAATATGTCCTGCTGTTAAATTACTCATAATTCTCTCCTTTTATTCTTTTTTATTTAATCTTCATCATCCTCTTCATCTTCATCAGAATCATTGCTACCATACTCAGCATTATAATCCTTCTTAATTTTATTAGCTATCGTAGATACTGCAATTTTACCTTGCTCTATAAAATCTGGTATTAAACCTCGTATCTTAGTTAATGTAAAAGCCTTATTTAAATCATCATCATTAAATCCCTGTATTTTAGCTTTAACAGACAAAGCCAAATCGGCAAAGTCGGTGCTCTCTTCTGAAACTAAAGAAGCCTTTTTAACAGCCACATCTGTACCTTTGGTGTAGTTTACACCATCTATATTAGCATCGTTGTCTAGGGTTACCCACACATCATCGTTATCAATTTTAGATACTTTTCCTGTACCATAAGTAGTGTTTACAGATGATCCAGTATTTACAGTCTCTTTCAGTTTGCCTTTGGACTGTACTAAAGGAATTTGTTTTTTATATCTAGTCTTTTTAGAAACCTGATCAAATTCAGTTTGTTTAACATATTGAGTACCACCACTAAAATCTTTTATTTTATAATGATCACCCTCTTTTTTAATAATCTTAAAATGATTACCTAGAAGATCTTTAACTACTTGACCTCTTTTGTAGCCTTCTTGTAGAGAAGCATCTGTAATTAATTGTTTAAATACTTCATCATATAAATTACCTTGATCATGTATTTCAAATTCATGTTGAGATCCAGTATTTATATTTTGAGCTTCTACATCACAAACATAAGCATTCGCTATATCTTCAGTAACAGTAACATCTAAAGTACCTATAGTGAAAAAGGTTTTAAATACACCTGTCGGTGCAGCAGTATCCTGTACACCCTCAACACCATTCTGTTCAGCTATCAGGCTGAAATTAGTGTCTGTAATATTAAAGGAATTTAGTCTATCTAAAGATTGATCTAAATAAACTGTTAGTTTGTTAAAAGCTTCTCCTGGATCTCCAGAAAGTTCAGCAAAATCTAACATGTCTAGTCTAGTTTTCAATTGTTTTAAAAGATAACCAAATGTTCCTAAAGAAAAAGTCACTGTAGTAAAGAACACATCGTCTATTTCTCTGCTTATCTCATGCAAATCCATATTATCGAATAAATCATTATAATCTTTTAAATTTAGATAAACTGTTTCTCTAAATTTTCCATACTCTGTGTTATCTTCAAAAACTTGTTTATTTATTTCCATCAGTGTCTCCTTAGTAAGTGTGTAAATCTAAAAATAAAGAATCATATTTCTTCTTAAGTAAAAAGAAGGGATTTTTATTTTCATCTAATAATTTTTTAGAACATATATCCGTAGAAAATTCCAAAAGTTTTAATCCCATACCAGATATAACTTCGAAATCATAATTGGAATATAACTCAGGAGCTATGGCATGATCTTCAATTATTGTATTGTATTTAGCTAAAGCTGATTTATAAGTTTCAAATATATCTGATACAAAAGAATTGTGCTCATCTCTAAAAATAGCTTCTGATAAATTATCTTTCAGTTTATTTAAATATGAATATGTTTTGCATTCAGCTTTATCTACAGATTCTTTTATTTTATTTAAATCTTTAACATTCTGCTGCCAGTTTTCAAATTCAGTTA